GATTATCGATCATATGAAACCACTGTCACTTGTGACCAAAGGCGACAAGCTCATTGAAACAGAAGATAAGTTTGTCTCACAATTGTTTGTCTTCAAGAAATATCCCACAGACCCCATCAAAATCTATGCGATATCAGAACTGAACGAGGAACAACTGGAAGACTTTAACTATTCTGATACCATGGCCAAATTTAAAAGTGAGTTCCTGCTAACAACGAATTCCTTTCTTGGTGCCCATTCAGGAGGTACTCGCCTACCAATAACCTTAGAAGTACTTAAGCGCGAGATAGAGAAAAAAATGGATTTCTATGAAAATTCAGAAAAAGTAAAGTTTGTCTATGGAAGTTAACCCAATAAATAAAAGAAGATTCAACTTGGTCGGCATTGTTCCAATCGACGGACAGCCCCTTGACTTCACATTTCCTTGGCACGACAGCCTGATTCCCATTGGCCACAACTATTTGGCTGTCGAGAAGGCTGTCTTTGACTGTGCCATTGCTGGATGCGATACCATTTGGCTTGTATGCCCCAAAGACATTCAGCCCTTAATCCGCTATAGACTTGGTGACTATGTTGTGGACCCTCACATTTACTTTAAGAACGCTAAGTTTGGTAACTTCCCGAAAGTAAAAGAGATTCCTATATATTATGTACCTACTCACCCTAAAGATGCTGGCAGAAGAAATTGTCTTTCTTGGAGTATTATCACTGGCGCTCACAACGCATATGTCGTCAGCCGCAAAATAAGCCGCTGGGTCACTCCTGACAAATACTTCGTGTCCTTTCCTTACGGTATGTTTACTCCTTATTATATGGTGGAACACAGAGCCAAGATAAGAAGCGAAAGGTCATTCCATGTCTCTTATAATCAACAGACCTTCAGAGACGGCTTGTACCTGCCATTCACCTTCAGCGCGGAAGACTATCTAATAACAAGAAAGAGATTCAGAACAAACGAGGTAAGAGGAAGCGACAAAGACTTGAAACACATTACGAGAGACAAAGCATACACAGGAAGATTCTTTACTCACGACTTTGTATTTGCTGATGTCTCAACAGAAAACCTTTTCGATGTTGAGATTCCTTGGTACTATGACGTGTCCAACTGGGAGAACTTAAAAAACTGGTTTAGTTCAGAGAATTCACTTGACAGACCAAAAGATTTTATATTATCATATAGTGAACTTAATCCATTGGGGGAAATTATTAATGAAGAAGAGTAGCATACCATTTGTCGGCTTACACGCGCATAGCGGAGTCGGAAGTCCGTTTGATGGTTTGGGCTATCCCGCCGAGCATATGGACTTTGCTTTTGAAAATGGTTCAGATGCGCTTGCTCTGACTGACCACGGAAACATGAACGGCTTTGCCTATCAGGTTCAGCACGCTCAAGATATGATGAAAGAAGGCAAAGACTTTAAGCCCATTTTTGGTGTTGAAGCCTATTTCCTCCCCAGTATCAGCAAATGGAGAAGTGAGCTTGAGAAAGCAAAGCAAGACAAGAAAGCCAAAAGACAAATTGATAAGTCCAAATCCGGTACAACAATTGAAGACGAGAGCACAAAAAGTCTCAGCAAGAGTATTCTAAACAGACGACGGCATCTCATTCTCTTGGCCCAGAACCAAACGGGCCTCAACAATATTTTCTCTTTGGTCTCCAAGTCTTTTCAAACCGACAACTTTTACCGCTTCCCGAGAATGGATTACAAAATGCTGGCCAATCATAGCGAAGGAGTGATCGCAACAAGCGCTTGCCTCGGCGGCGTATATGCTGGTAATTATTGGGAAAATAGAGACAGTGGCCCCGATGCCGTAATGAGCGAAATGAGGAAGACCACAGAAAAGATGATATCTATCTTTGGGGACCGCTGGTATGGCGAGCTTCAATGGCTCAGTGCAAAAGAACAACACGAACTCAATAAATATATTATTCAGATAAGCAAAGAGTATGGAATCAAACTTGTCTCAACTGCTGATAGTCACTATCCCACGAGAGACGCTTGGAAAGACCGCGAACTCTACAAAAGATTAGGATTCTTAGGCAAGGGCAAATTCCCAGACTGGATGCCAGTGGAACTCCCCATAAACGTTGATGAAATTGGCTATGAGATCTACCCTAAGAATGGCGAAGAGATGTGGGAATCCTACAAGTACTACTCAGAGAAAGTTGGAGCTTCGTATGATGATGATATAGTAAGAGAAAGTATCGAACGAACCCATCACATCGCACACAATCGTATAGATTCCTTCATGCCAGACAATACCGTTCGTCTGCCAAGCTTTGTAGTCCCGGCAGGAATGTCAGCCGATAAAGCTTTGGTTGCCGCTTGCGTAGAAGGCTTGAGGGACAAAAAACTCAAGGACAACAAAGAATATTTAGACAGAGTTAAAGAAGAACTCTATACAATCAGCAACACAGGCTTCAGCAAATATTTTTTAACCATGAAGGCAGTTGCCGACCGTGCGACCGAAACACAATTGACCGGAGCGGGTAGAGGTTCAGCCGCAGGAAGTTTGGTTGCGTATGCCCTTGGCATTACACAGGTAGATCCTATCAAATACAACCTTCTTTTCTCTCGCTTTCTGCGGAAAGACACCGAAGACTACCCTGACATCGATTATGACGTTGGCGACCCAATGGCACTCAAAGAAACGCTTATTAAGGAATGGGGAGGAAACACTGTAGTTCCCATTTCAAACTTTAACAAGCTGCAATTGCGCTCGCTCATAAAAGATATATCAAAACTGTACAGTATTCCATTCCTTGAGGTCAACGCAGTTACTTCTAAAATGATGTCCGAGGCAACTCCGATAGCAAAGAAGATTAAAGGGATTAAAGCTGGTGTGTACACTCCAACCTTTGAAGAAGTTATGGAGTACTCCCACAGCCTTAAAGGATTCTTGGAAAAGTATCCAAAGATTAAAACTCACGTCGAGGCTTTGATGGGTCAGGTCCGTTCTGTTTCAAGACATGCTGGCGGCGTTGTGATTGGAGAAGACCTTGATAAGAGGATGCCATTGATTAACAGTGGAGGAGTGACCCAGACGCCTTGGTCAGAAGGTCAGCACATCCGTCAACTGGAACCAATGGGTTTCATTAAGTTTGATATTCTCGGACTCTCAACACTGAAAATGATTGAAGGCGCAATTTATCACATTCTCAAACGTCATCACGATATCGAGGAGCCTTCCTTTGAGCAGGTAAAAGAATATTATGATAAAAATCTACACCCAGAAACCATTAACCTGAACGACAGCGCCGTCTACAAGAACATCTTTCAGAAAGGAAAGTGGGCTGGCATATTCCAGTTTACAGAAAAGGGTGCCCAAACCTTTTGCAAGCGAGTCAAGCCAAAAAATATTATTGACATCGCTGCAATTACTTCCATCTTCCGTCCCGGCCCATTGTCAGCAAATGTACACGAAAGTTATGTGGAGGCAAGAAAGAATGCTTCAGACATTAAATACGGACACAAGATTGTTAGAGAAATCACAAAAGAAACGTATGGTTTCCTCATCTTTCAGGAACAAATTGCTCTCTTGGCACACAAGCTTGGCAAAAATCTTAGCTTGGACGAGGGAAACTTACTTAGAAAATTATTAACCAAAAAGGGAACCGGGAAAACAAATGAAAAGAAGAATAAGATCCACAGAAAATTCGTTGAAGGTTGTGAATCTAAGGGAATATCGAATAAGAAGGCACAAGAGATATGGCAAAAGTTTGAGTATTTCAGCGGCTACGGTTTTAACAAGTCTCATGCTATTTCCTATTCTATTATTTCTTACCAGTGCGCTTGGCTGCTAAACTATTATCCTTCAGAGTGGATGGCCGCTTTCTTAGATAAAGAACCCGAGTCAAGAAAGGAAAAAGCAATTAACCTTGCCAAGAAGTTTGGCTATAAGATTGAGCCAATGAGCATTAACAAGTCTGGCGTCGTCTGGGAAATCTCTGCTGATAACAAAACTCTCATTCAGCCATTGACATCTATCAAGGGATTGGGCGAGAAAGCAATTGAACAAATCATTGACCATCGACCCTTCAATACTATTGAAGAATTCCTTTTCAATGATGAGATTGTTTACGCAAAGCTCAACAAAAAGGCTATTGACGTTCTGATTAGGGCTGAAGTATTAAATGAGCTAATGGACGAAAGGTTTGTGAACCTTAAACACTTCTGGCACTCTGTAGCAGACAACCGGCCAAAGAACAGAAAGAAATTAGGCGAGGCTATTGAAGAGCACAAAGACACCGAAGACTTTACTCGCGACGAAACTATTGAGAACAAAGTAAATCTCAGCGGCCTTTATCCCTTTGACCTTATTCTGTCGGAAGATATCAGAAAGCGTTTAGAATACTTCTGTGTGACTCCCATTTCAGAATACGACGAAGACTTAAAACTTGCTTGGTTTATTCCTCGCGAGGTTCTTGTCAAGAAAACGCTGAAGGGAAGATACTATTATATCGTCAAGACTCTTGATATTAATTCTGAGATGATTGATATTAAATGTTGGGGAATCAGACCGGACAAGGATAAGATTCATTTGAATCGGCCATATATGGCAAAGCTGAATCATCAGGAGCAATGGGGATTTTCCACCAAAGCTGCGTTGTCGGATTGGAAATTATTAGGATAAAATGATTGACAAGCGAAATAATATAAACTATTATGTATTTACACTTTTTAAACAAGGAGGAAGGATTTGAACTTAAAAGTATATCGTTTGCGGGAAGGAGCAAAGCTTCCATCAAGAGCATATCCAACAGACGCGGGAATGGATTTGTACTTCTGTCCCAACAAAGAAATCCAAGAACAAATAACAAGTGTCATGGGATTCCCAATAGAGATTCGGTCAACAGTTGTTTTGTCCACTGGATTAAAAATAGAAGTACCCCCAGATTATATGCTGGAGATTAAAAATAAATCTGGCATTGCATCAAAGAAACAATTAGTTGTTGGGGCTTGCGTAGTTGACTGCGGCTACACTGGCGAGATATTCGTGAACCTTCACAATATTGGCTGGAAGACACAGTACATTCAAGCGGGAGATAAAATCGCTCAGGCAGTTTTAATCCCAATCAGTTGTTGCGGAGTAGAAGAAGTATCAGAAGAAGAATTTGAAAAAGAAACTCAACGAGGCTCAGGCGGCTTCGGGAGTACAGGAAAAAAATAATGGACCCGTATCTTGCCGCAAAGATAGTGCTTATTGGGTCAATAGTAATAGTAGTAATTCAACTATTGGACACAACAAAAGATTGATGTCTAATTAAAACTGGCAGAAAACAAGGAGAACAAGTCATGTCATTTAAATATACTCTTAGAAAAGACGACGAGGGACAAGAAGTAAAAAGACTTCAAAGCAAATTGCCACTGCGGGAAGATGGCCAGTTTGGCTCAAAGACCGAAGGCGAAGTCAGAAACTACCAGTCTCATAATAAACTTGGGGTCGATGGTATCGCTGGTCCACAAACACTTGGTCACATGGGAATTGAAGTTTTCGCAGGGATTGACGTCAGCGCTTGGAATGGAACCGTTGACTGGGATGCCGCAGCTAAAGCCGGTGTAAAATATGCTTGGGTCAAAGCCACAGAAGGTCAGGGCCACGTTAATCGTGGATTTGTCAACAGAGTAAAGGGCGCACGAGACAGCGGCGTCATAACAGGCTTGTATCACTTTGGTCGGCCTGATTCAGACGCTGGAACGGACGACGCCAAACGAGAAGCAGAACACTTTTTAGACGCTGCCAGTCAAGTAGGCGTAAATAAAGGAGATTTGATTCCCACATTAGACGTGGAAAAAGGAATGAAGACCGACGACCAATATAATGTTGAATGGTGTTTGGAGTGGTTAAACGTTGTTGAGGCTGAATTAAAAGTAAAGCCTTTAATTTATACTGCTCGCTGGGCCTACGACCTTTTTCTCAAGAGGGGCTTTGAAGGCGACTTGGAAAAATTACTTGAGTATCCTTTGTGGCTCGCTTCATACAATACCGACAGCAGCCCAAAAAGAATGATCAATGAGTGGTCGAAGTGGACAGTGTGGCAATGGACAGGTTCAGGCGCAGTTCCCGGTGTAAAGGGTAAATGCGATCAAAACTGGATGGCTGGTGGCAAACTAGAGAGCTTGAGAGTTCCGTCAACTTGTGAAAACTGCTGTTGTGTGGAGTGTACATGTCATCCTTAAAACGAAAACTAAGTAGAAACAAGGCGAACAAAGCCAAAAAGGAAGCTGAGAAAGATTTAGCAGCCAAAGTGTCTTTGTTCGGCAATATAGACGATAAATGTCTAACTTGCGAGAAGCCCTTTGACAAACAAGACAGAGAACAAGTTATGACTTGGAACGTAGTAGTGAGAGAGCAAGAAGAAAAAGTTAATTTATATTGCCCAGCGTGTTGGCAAAAGGCCATCGGCCTAATAAAAGAAATGGAAGAACGCATAAAGAAGAGAAAGCTTAAATAAGGAGAATATTATGCAAAATTGTATTGTACAAAAAATTGGTTTTCCAATTGATACAGACTTGGCAGCAGAATTTAATTTGCTGGATGAGTTCTTGTTGTGGGAAGAGCAAAAAGATTCAGAGGAGTTTTGTACCGAGTTCGAAAATAGATTTGGTATCTACCCTGAAGACCTTTGCCGTTTTGAATATGATAGGGAAGGCCATGTCAGAGAACTTGAAGGCTTCGAATGGGATACGGCGTATGTGATATTCGATGAGACGCCAGAAAGCTCTAGTGAGCTACAAAAGTTAGATGAAATTCTTGAACTGCAAGACGTTACTTTAGAGGAGGGCGAATGGCTGGAAACAAACTAGATAAGTCCAAAGAGGATTCAATAAACCATCCGAATCACTACAACATTAATAGAGAGGGCGAACAGGCCATAGAAACCTATGTCTATATTCGTTCTTGGAAGATGGATTACCCTGAGAGCAACATCGTTAAATATGTTACTCGCCACCCTTACAAGGGAAAGTCCCTTCAAGATTTAAAAAAGGCCCGTTGGTATCTTGACCAACTAATCAAAGAGGTAGAAAATGACGTTAGCTCTGACGTATGATGACATACTTTTAATCCCTCAGTACTCTGACATTAAAAGCAGAAAAGAAGTAGACATTGGCAACAATCTCGATAACAAAATATATTTAGACCTGCCTGTCATCTCTTCTCCTATGGATACAGTTACAGAATCAGCAATGGTCACGGCCATTTCTAATCAAGGCGGCATAGGAATTATCCATCGTTACAATTCCATCGAGGAACAAACTGTCTCAGTTCAAGCTGCCGCAGTCAGAGAAACACAGAATATTGGAGCAGCAATCGGCGTAACAGGCGATTTTCTTGAAAGAGCTTCCGCTGTACATGCCGCAGGAGCAAATGTTTTGTGTGTGGATGTAGCTCACGGCCATCACATATTGATGAAGGAAGCCCTTTCCGCGTTACGAAAATTTTTTAGTGACGATCTCCATATTATGGCAGGAAACGTAGCAACCCAGCAAGCCTTTAACGATTTATCAGATTGGGGAGCCAACAGTATAAGATGTAATATCGGTGGAGGCTCCATTTGCTCGACTCGAATACAGACTGGCCACGGATTGCCGGGACTCCAAACCATCATTGACTGCTCAAAATCTACCAGAAAGGCCAAAATCATTGCCGATGGAGGAATCAGAACAAGTGGAGACATCGTTAAAGCCTTCGCAGCAGGAGCAGATTTTGTAATGCTTGGCTCGCTACTTGCGGGAACCAACGAATCCCCCGGCGAAGAGATTCAAACCCCTACCGGCTTAGTCAAAAAGTATCGCGGGATGGCAAGCAAAGACGCTCAAATGGACTGGCGAGGCAGAACATCATCAGAAGAAGGAATAAGCACGCTCATAGACCACAAAGGCCCCGTTACAGATATATTAGAGAGCATAAAGAATGGAATCAGTTCGGGATTCTCATACTCAGGGGCACGAACAATAAACGAATTCAGAGAGAAGGTCAAATGGGTACAGCAAACTTCGGCTGGCCTAAGCGAAGGCAGGACTCATATTCTTCCGTGACAAAAAAGACACTACCAGAAGGCGCAAAGTATATAATGTTTCCATCACTGGAAGCATTAGACGTAAATTTGATTCTCAAACTAAAGTTTGATGATGTTACAAAATTCTTCTTCTTCAACGAGTACATTAAAGCTTACTTATCTGAAGACGAAGAGCTTATGCCCTTTATTGAGAAAGTGAAGGAGAAAAGTATGATGGCGAGGAAATTTAGACTGAAGAAAGCGAGGACGATTCGCAAAAAAGAACAAGATATAATAAAACGATTTGGATTGAACCAGGAAGAGATAGAAAACATTTTTGACTTAATCAGCGATGAAACAACAAAGGAAGGTATATAAATGGATTCATGTGTAGATAAGTGCGTGACACAAAAGAAGAAGTGCAAAAAGATGCAGTGTAGGAAGTGGATTGACTATGGCGACGACCTTAACTGTACAGAAGTGGCCGTCAAGAAAAATGGCTCCATGACTTTGACAGAAGTCGCCAAGAGGCTAAAATATTCTCACGTTAGAATATCTCAAATTGAAAAAGTGGCACTTAGAAAATTACAAAAGAAGTTTTTGGAAAAAAGCAACTAATTATTACATTGATTACTGTTAATTAACCCGAACGGGTATCAACAAGGAGAAACTAAATGAGTAACAAGAATTTATTGAACGAGGGCACGATCCGTCGCTTCATGAAATTAGCTGAGATTGATTCACTGGCTAACCCGTTTGTGGATCGCATTAATGAAGGCGAAGAAATTTACGAAGCAGAAGAAGACGATCTTGCCGATATGTCAGGTGCAGAAGCTTTCGGCGCTGGCGCAGCTTCCGCAGAAGAAGAGGCAGGCGACGAACCCGATATGGACCTGGACGGCGAAGAAATGCCTGATGACATGGGCATGGACATGGACGACGAAGGTATGGAAGGCGAAGACGACCCAATGGCTGAAATTGGCACTGCTATCGCAGATGCTGTTTCTGAGCTTCTTCAGGGTATGGTCGACGACGGAACTTTGGAAATTAGCCAAGGTGAAGATACCGACGAAGTAGATCTCGAAGCAGAGCCTGAAGGCGGCGAAGAAATGGATGTGGCAGACGCTGGCATTGAAGTTTCCGACGAAGAGCCTGAAGAAGAGCTTGCGGAGGGGTCTGAAGTGCCAACAAAAAATGAACAAGGTTGGTGTATGGTCAACGGCAAGAGAGTTCATGATTCTCGCTGCGAAACGAATTTCGAAGAAGCGAACATTGTTGCCGAAGTTGCCCGACGTGTCACTAAAAGACTTCTGGCTTCACGATAGATCTTATTCGCTATAAGTCACGACTAACGGAGCATTGATGTATGTGGGAGTTTTTTTGGTTTTTCCTGGGCGCACTTGTCTATAAAATTTTAACTCATATTTTAGATATTTCTAATAAAGGCCGCTTTATTATGGATATTAAACTCCTCGCATTTCAACTCATCGGTCAAGCCTTTATGGAACTTTCAATTGTTCGGGCATTTAGGGACAAAACCCTGAAGAACTCCGATGAATATTCAGAAGAGCAATTCAAGCTTATCAAAAATGAAGATGAACTTTTTTTGAACAACTGGAAGAAGAGATCCGTTGACAAATTAAACAGTTCAGTCCCCCCATTATATAAACCATATGTTAGTGTTAAAAATTGGGAAGAATTAGTTCAATTGCTAGTCGATTGCCATGATTTTTCTCTC